AGTCAGAAAAAACAATTGTTTTCCTATCTGCATGAATCTCAGGAGCGGTTCGCTGTCTTGTAATTATCTCCCCGTTGTCTGTGTACGTGTCACCATCAAACTGATACAGCTTGCCGTTTTCGTAATCTCCAACAATATGCTTTCTGTCAAAATAGGCATAGCAATTCGCTCGATGCCTGCCTTCATTTCCCTCAGCGTCCCTTGGGTAACTTCTTAACTCGCTCCAAAATCCGGTTGTGGCATTATACAGCCAGCTTTTGTTAGCAGTCGGGAACGTGAGCTGAAAGAAAATGTTGCCCTGATAAACGTAACTGAACGAAAAAGCGTCAGAGATAGTCGAGTAGCTTGCAATATGACGAGCAATTTCCGGCGTTGATACGATAGAACCCTCTAGCCCGCGAGTCAGTCGAACCAAGCCATGGTCATCAAGGCCAAAAAAAGACCCTTCCTGTTTTACGACACTATTTGAGGCTGCTATGCCGCCCTCTAAAAACCCACCCTGAATGCGCTCAAACGGAAAATCGACATCCCCGGAGTTATAATAAATCTCGGTGCTTTCACTCCCGAACACCCAAAGCTCTCTGTTGTTTGAAACTACGCACAGGGCATCATCGGGAGCGCCCTCGGCTGTGGCATAATCCAGGGCGTCCCAGGAGGTTCCGTCGTTTTGGGCTGAGATCCAAATCTTGCCGGTGCCCGGCTCTGTGACAATGAAATACGTGTCCTGAAACGTGACGGACGTGGCACCAGGAAAATCAGTATCGGCAATTTTGGCAAAAGTACCTCCGATTGGGTAAAGATAACCGTGCGTGCCATCGGAAATCAGCAATTGCGTACCATTATCCGACATAAAAACATGCCCCGTTGCAGTAAGAAGAGTGCCAAGGTTTGTTTTGGTCAGATCTGAAGTGACTGAATATAAAGTATTGCCGCAAACAGCGTATAACAAACCATTCATTACATGCAGGCCCCGCACTTCAGCGTAGTGCGATAGGTCCAGGTATTCCAGTAAGCCCGGAGTCCCGATCAATGCAGCCCTGCCGCGCTCTGTCTCGGGCACAAAGAACAGATTCACGGGATACCTGCCGTCAGGACCGGATACGCCACTCAAAAACGGAATTTCCATTTAACTCTTCTTCTTTGTTCTAGTCGGACCGCAAACCGTGCGCCCGCCACGAGGCCCTCTTTTTCTCACGACCTCGCAATGCTTGTATTTATTCTTTCCGACTTTGATCGTGACGGTTCTGATACTCCCGCCCCTCTTCTTAACTTCGGTTTTCGGCATTGTTTTTCCTTTTAACCGTGATTTATATGATACTTTCTCGTTGCGTCTAATATGTCGAGCCTGACAGGTTCCAGTTGAAGCGCAGCGTTTAACGCTTGTATCTTGTCCTTGGCCGTCATAGCTATGGCTGCGACTTCCGGCGGAACCGAAACCCCGAACTCGGGGGCCATTCTTACGGCCAAGTTGAACTTGATAGCCTCGTCGTACTCCAAAGGAAAAGATATGGAATCGGTCAAGGTCGTTGGCTCCGTGAGCGGCCTGAGATTGTCCAGGTACAGCACCAGCGCAGAGCTCGGCACAGGGTACAAATAGATCAACCCCAAGGGATAGGCAGGATTATAATACAACTGACCGGGAGTGCCCCCTGCGTCCTTTGTGCCAATTGCTCGGTACTCGGCTTCACCGATAATTTTCAGCGGCACGTCAACGCCACTGCCTCGCACGAACGCGCCGCTTATTCGGGTAGGCCGCGTGGTGTTAAAATCGCCCCCTGAGCCGATAGTGTAGTCGCCGTCGTTTGCCGTAAGCGTGAAATGCTCATTGGTCGTGGTGTAAACCATGATCCGCTCTGCGCCCCAGCCGCGAAGCATGATCTGCAAGGCTTCCAGGCCATCAGCCATCTCTGACGCGCTCGGTGTCTCACCGCTTGCAATCACGCCGATTGCACGAAGTGCCGCCTTGATTAGTGTTCTTGCTGTCATTTCTCGCACCACTCTTTTGTTGCATTGCCTAAAATAAAGGCGCTGTAACCGCCCATGGATCTAACACGGTCAGCCTTGGGCGACTCCATTTTCCAGTCCATCCATTGAGTATACATCGCCCCTATCCAATTCGGCCCCGGCTTGTCTTCCGGCTCGTACCAGCATGGGTTTCTATCGAGCGGCATCCCGGCCAGGATTACTTTGGTGTATCCTATTTCAAGTGCTGCCATCATCGCAAAATAGCCACTATTGCCGGGCCAGATAATTCTCGATGCAGCCGTATTGAAAGTGCCAAAGCCCTGCCAGTAGAAATCGTAACCGCGACAAACACCAATTATATGCCGCCAAATCCATTTTCCTTTCGGTAAGACATCCGAGTTGCAATATTGACTGAACCAGACGGACTCCTCGGCGTCCACGGCGGCCCAATGATTGATCGGCCTCTGAAAATAGAGCAGGCTGCGATTGACGCAAAACACATCATGCGGTACTTGCCATGACTCAAATTGTTTCACGTCGTCTGGCAGTGTTCGACCATCGCCCGTTATAAGCACCGTTTCGCTCTCCCGGCATTTCGTCCAATCCTTCGGCGGATTCATGCACTGCACAATTCGGCACTTGGACATATTACGAGCCTTGAGCGCTTCTTCCCTGGGCGTAAATCGCCGTCGCCAGCTCCATGAAGCAAAAACGCTTTTTAGCCACCCGCGTTGACTGTCAGAGCGTAGGTCCATTCAACCTCATCATCGGTTTCGAGCGCAATGTTCGTAACTAAGCTTCTATCAAGCATGTGTCCACTGGTTACCGTGTCGAATAATGCATGCTCTCGACAACCAAAAGTCGTGGTTGCGGTCAAGGTGCAAACGCATTGATAAATATTAGACGTGGCACCATGCGTACCTGCCCCGCTCAAGCATGTGCATTCTGAGGTTACGAGCGCCGTTTCCGTGTCGGTTTCTGCGGTAGAACCCGAGCCCATGCGATGAAAAGTGTATTCATTCAGATTCTCACCGGATGAGCACATTACATCAACTAAGTGTTCTGCAAAGGCGGTAGTGACTTCCTTGACACCGACCAGCCCCATGTCTTTTCGCAGCGTGCCGTCTTTATTAAATACCTTGGCATACAGAAAGCCAAACACTTCAACTGCGGCTATAGGCCGCGTAGCCTTCAGCGCTTCCCAGATTTCGTCAGTGGAAACACCCTCAGGCACAATGCCGCTTCTGACCTTTCGGGCAATTAGCCTCTGCCGGAAAAACTTAAAGAACGGGAGATTTTTCGTCGATAGCATTTCTTCTTCTCCTTCTTAGGTTTGAGTTTTTTGAAAAAGTTTATGAGTTTACGAATATTCATAAGATATCCGCGACAGCTCTAGAAGAATCACTGCCGTCTCATCATGGCCCGACAAGTTCAATACCTGCTACTTTCGCCTTGGCCCGAAGCGCTGCCTTTTTTATCTCATCGGCTATATGTAGGGCGTCGCTGGGCACCCAAGTCAAGGTTGTACTCAGCGGGGTGCCGTCTGGAGCCCTGATATTCACCAGGAAAAACACCTTGCCATCATTCGTGTAGCCAATAGCATCGTTCATGCGTAGAACTCCTTGGTATAAATATGCTCGGCCCCTTTTATGGCCTCCCGGATTTCGTCCTGAACGGCTGCATAATTCATTTCAATAGTCTGAGCCATTAAAACCGTCCTGTCACGAGTCTTGGGAGAATGCTTATACAGATGCCAGAGGGCCTTAAAGAGTCGTTCCTTGCCTGCTTCTACTGGCAGGTCCACGTCGAACTCTTCCAAGGCAAACTGTCTGAGTTGACGGGCCGACATTTCTTCAAGGTCGTATCGCCAATTGAAAATCGGGGGCGGAGACAAGGCCCCTGTACGATCTTCCGGCCTCTGCCAGCCTTCCTCGGCGGCTTTCAGGTCCTCTTCCGTGTTTCTAACAATCCTCGGCTCCAAGGTCTTATGATACCGCCAGCCGGGATAAGGCTTTTCAGCTCTGAAACGGCGGCCCTCAACTTCAACATGATTCTGCATAATGTTTAGCAGGGGAAGGAGTAAGCTCCTCCCCCCGCTCCCGTGGGGTTTATGTCTAGGTTGCTTCCTGCCCATACAATCGACAAGCAAGTTCCGGGTACAGTGTTTTCACGCCATACAGCACGTCCATCCGGCAAATTTCCTCGTCCGTATCGACATCGTAATCCTTGAGAACACGGATCGAAAGACCGTTCTTGCTGTAACGAGCCCCCCAAACGCCATGAGGCATTTCAAGGGGTACTGTTACCAACGCAAACGCATTTCTGTGAAATGTCAAGTTCTGCGGGTACAGCTTATGGGCTACGCCCAGCACGGTCACAGCCGCTTGATCAGCGGGAAGCGTATCAACCGTTTTGTACGCTCCTGTGTCAATGATTGACGGCTTTATAGAAACAGATACCTTGGCCGCCGTGGTCGTGCCGGTTGTGATGCTCGCCTGAGCGGTTACGACAAACCGTCGCAATTGTCCGGTACTCTGCCCGCTCACGGGATTCACGGCATGAACATCGGCAATGGTGAAAATGTCGCCAACATTTAACCAATCTGTTTCTATGGTGCTGTGTTCAGTTTCGCCAAGGTTGATAATATCGCCGGTAAAATCAGTATTGGTATTCACCAATGCGGTTCCGGCCATTCCCCTGGTGTGATTCTGCACGTTCTGGTCCATGTATATTTCCTGGCCCGCAATCGTAGCTAGGTAACCCTTTCGGATAATATCTTTCGCTATTGATTGCACGTAGATAGTGTGTAGAGCATTCGCCAGGGACCAGTTACCTGCCGGGTTTAGAACCGTGCAACGCTCTCCTTGAGGCGCGGCTTCCTCGTCAAGGCATTGAGCCGCATCGCCCAAAACCATAAAGTTCTGAGGATTAGTGAAGCTGGACGAATGCTTTGCGTAGTTGTAGACGTCGTCATACAGCTTTAAAATATCGCAATCAATCTCATTAGCGAGAGCAATCGCGCCCGGCTTCAAGTATCGCTCGGAGTACTCTTCAATAGTAAGCGTCAAGTCCTTGGTCGTAAAATCCCAGGAGACATGCGCCTGCGTAGACACGGTCAAGGTGATTGATTTCTCGCTTACGCTCGACGTGGACCTGGTTGCCGTCTTTGTTACCTGGAACTTATTGGGCTTGCGGATCGTGATGCTCCCACCGACTTTTTTGAACTCCCTCTTGTACTGCCGGTGAACCAGCGCGCCCATAACCAGGTTATTCTCCAGATGCATCAGAGCTTCTTTTGCTATGATGGTCGGAGTAAGTAGTGTATTCGCCATGATTTATTTCTCCCCTACTTGCCCCCGCCACTGGCCCGCCACGCTTTGTACTTCTCATAAGACATATTCTCAGGGTCTTCGCCTGCAACCTCGCCCCCCGAAACGGGCTTGATAGGGGGCGGTGCGTTCGTGACAGGTTTGGGGGGTGGCTTTGCTTTTTCCGCTGCTGCAACCTCGGCCTCGATTTTCCCGATTGCGCAAGCTGCTTCAAGTGGAGTCAGGCGCGAAATCCTGGTTGCCTCCTGAATATGCTTGCCCAAGTAATAGGCAATGCCTACGGGGTCTTCGCGTCCCCGCATGATTTCAACCATGCCCTGTGTGATAGGAACCGAACTACCCATAGCAACTTCCTCAAAATCCTCATAGCGCTCAGAACCCTTAGCCAGCTTTTCCTCAAAGGCAGTTTGGCTGGCAGACGCCCGGTCTGTTTCGGCTCGTTGCTCGATTCTTTTGTCAAATTGCGCAAGCTTTTGCTCAACTTTCCAATCAGTAAGCGCATCGACATAGTCATCATACGATTCAAAATCGTCCTGTACGGGCTTGGGTGTTGCTGCCACAACAGGCTCGGGCTCCTTCTTAGTGGCTTCCAGGGCCTCAGCACGCCCTCTTTGATACGCTGCTTCTCGCTCGGCTTCGCGTCGCGCTTTTGTGAGTTTGTCAAAGCGCTTCTGGAGGGCATCTTTATCGGGCTCTGGCTTTTCGTCTATTTTCGGTTCGGCTGCGGGCTCGGTTGCAACAACTTCTAGTGACGAGGGTTCCGATCCCTCAAGTGCGGTTGGTCCAGGCGGTGCGTCGCCTGCAACGTCAAGGGTTGTACCTTCAATTGCTTCTGGTTCTTGCATGGCGTTACTCTCCTTTCAGGAGGATTTTAGCCCCGGTTAACCTCCGGGTAAGGTGTTAGCCATTCCTTTGTCGGCCTACCAAACAGCTCAGCCGTGTTGCCGCTCATGGAGCGTATGAATCGCGCAACTGGCCGGTTAGCCAGCTCTATCCACTTCTGGAGATGCGCCCGATGGTCGCTGCTTCTTTTCACGTCATCTTCCGGCAAGGCGTCGTTATACCAATGCCCCGAAAAATCCATGGGAATCCCGGCCAAAACCATCTTGAGATAGTCTAAAGCAATTCCTATCTTCACGGCCAAGTTCGCCGTAGTGCCCTGCCAGCCGCCAGAGCCCCGAATCCAGCGAATATCAAAGCCCTCGCTCGTAGGGTTCCAGCAATGCTTAATAACTGTTGATGACAGTCCCTTGGCAATGTCCTGCATCGGTATCATGTGACTATCGCCTGCTACAAAGTGCTCAAACGGCCACGGCCAGACAGTAGCTACATGGTTGATCAACATAGTATCGTGAGGAATCCCGAACTTGAAAAACTCTTCAACATCGTCCCATACGCCGGTTGCATCCCCCACGATTAGCAGGCAATCCTTTTCGGGCTTTGGGCGTAAAGATTCTATATCGTCCAAAAAGTCGGCCTTGTCGTAGTCGCTATGGTCTATTCTTGTAGGCCAGATAGCCATGTCTTTGTCGGTCTCCCCAAAAATTGTGCGGTGTACCCGCTCATGGATCTCACTTTCTTTGCATCCTCGGTGCGCCAGAAATCCAGCCAGGCGCGATAAGTTAATCCGGTCCAGCCGGGACCATCCACACCGGGCAGATCGTACCAGTGGCCGTTGAAGTCCAGGGGCGAGCCTGCCAAAATAATGCACTCATAACCCATGCCTAGACAGGTAAGAACAGCAAACAGCGATGTTGAGCCGTGCCATAAATCCGTTCTCCAGTCATACGGGGCGTCAATTACTTTCCAGTCCACATCATAGCTTCTATAATCTCCCAACGTATGCCTGAGAATGTGGCCGTTCCTGGCCTTGTCCGGCAAATGCTCGGCTACCCACACGGAGCTGTCAGCATCCACGTCGCCGAAATGATCCACGGGCGGGGTCACAACTTGAATGCTGCGGCCTATGCAATAAACATCATGCGGAATCTCAAAGCGCACAAAATTCTCCAAATCATCGTGCAAGGATCTGCCGTCCGCCGTGATCAGCACCACGGAATGATTTGTGACAATCGGCTCCTTGGCATTATGAATTTCAAGTTTCATTCTGGAAATACTTCATCCAAGATGTCCTGAAGCTTGTTTCGTGCGTTCGTGACATCGAAATCCCCGTATGGCCGGGCGATGGTATCCCGAACATCCTCTAGGTCTGCTTTAAGCTTTGCCAGTTGTTCCCCTTCGATCTTGGTTGTCTTTTTCATGACTCAACTCCTTTCGCTTCTAATATCCGTATTTCTACCTCTAACTTTCTGGCCTTCAGCCGTTCTTGCTCCAGCTTGACTTTTTCCTGCTCGATCTTAATCTCTGCCATTTCCCCTGCCTGCTCTTGTTCGGGGGAGGGGCCTGAAACGGGTGGAGGTAGGCCCTCTTCAGGCCCCCGGGCGCCTGGTCCAGCAAAGGCGGTGTCTTCCTCTGCCAAGCCAGGCGGTAAAAGTTTTCTCAACCGTTCTGCAATCTGGTCAGCCCCCGGCCAATCCATGTTTTTGGCAACCAAGTCGCCTATAATCGGGGCCGAATCGGGCACGGCTTGAATAAATTGGAGCATACTGTCAGCGGCTTCAACTCGCTTTGTGGTGTAGCTGGGTCCCACGGTCACCGTGACATCAAATTTACCAACTCTCAGGTCGTTGATTAGAATCTCCTCGCCTGTTTCCTGGTTAGTGCCCGGCATGTTAATTCCCACGGCTTGATCTGAGCCGTCCTCGCCGAGAGTGCGCACAATACGGGGGGTGTCGTAGATTTTAGGGATTAGATCTATCAGAATTTTACCTGCCAGCAATATCGCTCTAGCCAAGTTGTCAATGTAGGCATACGTGGCAACGTCGCCCTCCCTCTGAAGCGCCATAATCGCTTTGCCTGATGCTTCCTTTGTCCGGGCTCCCAGAGAAGGATCGAAAATGCCGGTCGTGGCCTTCATTTCTTCATTAGCCAATCCGATTTCCTGTGCAATCCCGGTTTGTATTTGCCCCGGCAATTGTCTTTGTGGAGGGCCAGGGGCCAGCGGATCGGGATTGTAAAGCAGATACGGAAAGTTTCTCTTGTGCGCTTGTGCCCATTTATCCTCATGGCCCGCCATTTGCTTCGGTGTGCCCAAATACGGAGCCTTTGGAGCCAGGGCCAATGTCTCAGCTCCCAGAGAGCGATTGTAATTATACAGCCGTTGCGAGTCCTTGGCGTTTCGTATCAGGCCGCGAAGATGACGCTTTCCTTGGATGTTGAGTTCTTTGCCCCAGACAGGTACTACAGGATAATACTTGCTCGGCCAATCCTTCGGACCGTCAAGGACTTGAAAGCCGTCAATCAGACGCCACACGATCTTGTGCGTCTTAACCTCGCGCTGTTTTAAAATACCGTCCCCGGTAATACCGTCCGGGAGTTCGTCAACTACTTGGCCGTCAGCTAAGAGAAATATCGTTTTCGTAACCGGTTCTTTCGTAAAATACTCGGCAATGCGCACGCCATCTTTTTCTATCCAGTCCCTTTGATCGTCATCCATGCCCTCGGTCATTTGAAGCGGTTTTTTGCCAGGGAACCGCTCTTCATAGTCGTCCAGCGAAATAACTTCGGTAATGAATAGAAAATTTGCGTCTGTGTAATCAATTTCCTGCGTGGCAGGATCCAAGTGAATCGTGAATGAATTCCAAATGGGCTTAATCTTGATTTCCTGCTCAAATACGTCATCCTCGACATAATCGGTTACGACACGGAAATAGCCCATGCCGCATGCAATCTGACTCGTTGAGGCGTTCGTGTAGGCAATATTAGCCTGACTGGAGACCTCAATATTGCGAATCAGGCCCTCATAGATTTTAGCAACCTCCGGGTCCCCAAACGAATCTACCGGGCGCACCTTAATACTCGGCCTGTTTTGCCTCTGGTCGCCCTCCACCTGGTCGCAAAAACTGGGCAACCGGTTAATCGTAAGGCATGGCCTATCGTCTTCACCCCGCTCTGCCTTAATGTCGCTCGGCCACTGATCCCCGTTTAGAAACTCCAGGTCATTGAGCATCTTTTCTCGGTTCTCGTCCCAGGCTTCACGCGATAATTTGAATCGCTTGCGGGCTTTTTGCAGTAGCGTGAAATCGCTCATAGCTTTAACCTATCATCCAGCCGTGGCCTGACTGGGAATGTCGCCATGGCTTAACTTTCTGCTGCACGAAAGGAATGTCACAAAGCTTGTTGAATCCGACAGCTAGCGTTCTAAAGCCATCAGCGCCGTGGGATGCCCAGTCATGAAGAGGACGATCACTGAAACATTTCTGTTTGTCGTTCCATTCCTTCTGATAGTTCATCAGGGCATGACGGCCCTTTTTGGTCTTTTTGTCGTCAAACCAGCATTTCGGCATAATCGAGCGGACAGCCTGGATGCCATCGTCAATCGCAAGTTTTTCAACTACTTCAAATTTGATTCCGAGTTCTTGTGCTCGTTCTAAGCGGCTTTGGCCGGTGCCTAATTCCCGCACTTGAATGTCATGTGGCGCAAGATGAGTCCCATACACATAGGGTTTGTCTTTGAGCACTTGAGCATAATGAGCCAAGCCTTCGCCCACGTTTTCATAGTAATCAATGACATGAATTTCCCGACCTACGAGTTGTACAAACCAGATAGTCA